TCGTTATTCCAGTGATCAATTATTCCGTACTCAATTAATTCACCGTCGGGTCCGTATACATCATGATCTGGGTTATTAAATACTGGTTGTCCAAATTCGTCAATAAATCCTTCATAGTTCCATTCCATTGGGATAAACAAAGAATATAAACCAGACTTCGTTTGTCCATTGCGGTTTCTAGAAGTGACATCTGAATCATTGTACAATTTTTTAAAGTTATCTCCTCCTTTGTCTAGCGCGTTGGACGTTGAGCCCATCATGCATTTACCTACAACCCTAGCACCTAATCTAAGACAAGTTTTTGTAACTCGCCAGTTGTTAAGTATGTTATCAGGTCTTTCCCACTTTCCACTTTCATCGTGAACTAGTAGTGATAGTTTTTCACCATCATAACTGTTATCACCTGTATTTTTCCAATCAATCGTTGTGTCAAGTCCTTTTATCTCTTCTAGCTTTTCATTTACCTCTATTTTTTTACGAGTAAACTTGCTCGCTGGTACACGATACGCTAGCTCAGACTTAGGTCTATCCATACCATCTTGTATTGGCTTAAAGAAAAAAGGATAATTTATAGATATAGGTACAACCTTGTCTGTAAACATCTTTTTTGCATCGGCACCACTTTTAGATAGTATCCCATATCTACTATCACTCGATATTGTAGCTAAGTTAACGGTTTCAGCAGAGCTCATAAAAGAAAAGCCAGAACGTCTGTTTTTAAGATAACACATGCCGTAGCATCTTTTGTCAGCTTTGCAAGCCTCCCAAAATATAAAAAATAATCTATTAGCTTCACGAAAGTCTGGAGCACCAACATCTATTTTTGACCATTGTAAGTACATGTAGTGAGTTCCTGTAATATAAGTTGGAACACTAGCATTTTGAAACCAGAAACCCTCGTCTCTTCTCTTAAATTCCTCATCTATATAATCGTACCATTGTTCTTTTTGCTCTTCAGGATAAGCTCGCCAGTCAAATATATTTTTTATTTTACTTAACTGCTTTGGCGTATCAATACGACTCCACTTGTTACTACTGTTGCTATACACACTACTAGGTTTTTTTGGTAATGCTATTTTTAAATTCTGTATTTCTATTATATCTCCAATCTTTCCAGTCTTAGATATAACAACAACATCATGCTCTTTATTGTAGCCGTACTTCCACTTCTTACCTTTGTTAAGTCTACTTATAGTAGTCTTTTTAATAGGTTCAATTATACTATATAGCGTTTGCTCGTAACTCATTTAGATCTTCCTTCAGCAAATCCTTTAAAAACACGTTCTTCTTTTTGTTCAGGCTCTTTACCTTCTAGTAAATTTTCTTCTTCTTGTATTCTATTAAGTATTTCAAACGCATCGAATATAGCTAACTTTTTAGTAGCAGCTGCATTTTTTAGTCTATCAGCAGTAATATCATCACCGCTATCGACAATAGCTTCTTTAGCTACTTTAATAAGCTCTTCAACTGCTCTATGCCCAGCTTGGATTATACTCTTCTTCGTCTCCTTGATATTCATACTTAATAGTAATAAAATTTGATAATACTCTATACAGTCTTTCGCCTTCAACAACAAACTCGTATTCGCTGCTAGGTCTAAAACCTACTAAATCACCTACCTCAACAACTTTGTCAGAATATTTAACAACACCTATTAAAGGCCTTTCTTGTTCAGTATTAAATTGATCTACAGCTTTTATAGGCTTGACAAAGCAATAGCCGTCAGGTGCTTTCCACTTTTCTTTTGACTTAAATAAAAATATTTGATCTATTGAAATTATATATGTGTTTTCGTTAAAAAAAGATTTACTGTTTCTTTCTTTGCCTTTAACGTCGTGCCAACGTCTAAACACATTGTGATGTACTAGTACCGTATCACCTGGCTTAATATTTGTTTTAAGCTTTGTTGGTGTAGACACTACTCTAGCTAGCCTGTTAACATGTTGGTGATTAAAAACCTCAGTGTTTGTTATTAACTCAGAGTTTCCGATTTTTTTAACGTTGTTATATCTTTCACCTATTGGCTCTACAACAAAGTTATAAACGCTTTTCATTAGTATTGCAGGTTATATTCAACAGATACAGCCATGTTTTTGTTAAAGTCTTTCCAAGGCAAAACATCTTTACCTTTTCTAATGTAAACAGAAAACTTGTCTTCTTCTTCTATAATATCGCAAATAGTATGACCACCATACACTTCTTGCCCAACGGCATAGTGCATGGCGTCATTCTTATAGTCTTTGCCGATACTAATCTTTCGTATCAGTTTCGACATCTTCTTGATATTTTATAGTTCCGTCTTGAATGTTTATGTCAACTTTACCATACTCTTCTTCAAGCTCTTTCTGCAAATGACCAATAGCCTCTTGAAAAGACATTACTCTTGTTACCATTTGACTTTTTTGTAGCTCTAATCTTCCAAGCTCTTGTTGACCAGAGTTTATAGCGTTTACTATATTCTGCATCTTTGTTAATTGCTCTTCAGTAACTTTTTCAGCTTTAGGCTTTAGGTCTACTACTTCTTTTGATTTTGGTGTTTTTCGTTTTGCCATAATTTAATTTGATTTAATTTAATTGTTAATATAATTCTAATTTGCCGTTTAAATAATTTCTAACGTCTGTAGCTTCGGCAGAGCTAAGCCCTCTTTCATAAACTAATACTTCGTATATTTTACCATCAAAACTACTAGTACCAGCTGCTGTTAATGCACCTACAAAGCCATAGTCAAAAGGATTATTGTCACCATCAAAGCTTTGAGTGCTTTCTACAGCTCCGTTAATTCTTAAAAATGCGTTGTTAGAAGTTCCAGTAGCAACTTCATACTCTAATAGTTGCTTATTGCCGTCGGTTGCTATGGCTGTAGTTGCGTTAAAAGTTACTGTTGTGCCGTTAGCCCTAAGCCTATGCTGAGTACTACTACCTCCTTGACCTATTCTCAAGAAGTCAGTGTTTGCGTTAGCTAGCAAGTTGTTTGTGGAGTGTTCATCGGCAGCTATAGCAAAAAATATATGAAATTGATTTACAGTTTGCGCTGCTGATAACTGTAAAGCGTCAGCATCACTGTCGCCTTCCCATTCACCTCCACCGTCTACTAAATAAGGTTTTTTACCAACGCTTGCTGTAGCATTAAGCCCATTACCAGAAGAATCAGCCCAAGCGTCAATAACCGCTGGATCACCTGAAGATGTTATACCAACTCCGTTTTGTAGCCAAAGTTGAAGTCCAGATATATCTGTAGGTGTAAAAGATATAGAGCCAGCTTGAGATATGCTATTACCTAGTCCTAGCATTAGTCGCCTATGTAAGCTATGCACATACCTGAAGTTAAATCTATTTCTGTATATCTACCGTAAATAGTAACTCCTTTAGGAAAAGTATTTGAAGCATCAATTTGCAAACCACCAGATCCTGATATTGCTGTCTCACTACCATCTGATAGATTATGAGCAGCTGCTTCTGTACCTGCGTATTCTAAACCTAATTTAGCTGTGCTAGTAGTGTCTGCAACTAATCCACCTGAAGCATCAAACACTGTGTCTGCTAAAAATGTAATAGCTACAAAAACCTTACCTGTTGGAGGACTTGCAGCTCCTGAAGCGTCTAAAAATAAAGAACCTAGTTGTCCAAAGCTGTACGCCGTGTCTTGTGTTATCGCCATTTTATTTTGTTTTTTCGTTTTTATTTGAACTTCCACCGAAGAAGAAGTCTATTATTGTGTTTACTTTAGCACTCATTGCGCCAAATATTGTTGATATAAAGCTAATTTCAAATTCACCTAGCTCTAAGCTTTTAGTAACAAAGTAATTAAACATTACAAATGTAATGCCAAAATATGCTACTGTAAATAAAGTTGCTAAAACCTTTTGAATAATAGCATCATCTTTATACATTTCTCTTGCAGACTTGCGATCTTCGACCTCTTTTGCAAACGCTTCCTTTTCTGCGTCCAAGAGTAGCTTCTTAATAGCCAACTTTGCTTCGTCTCTCTCTTTATCTGTCGTAACGACTTTGTCAAGTATTCCTTCTGCATTGTCTAAGACTTTACCTAAAAGCCCTCCCATTAAATTCTGTATCATATTATTTTCTTCCGTTGTTAGCGTCTACTTCCCATGGAAAACCTTCATCTCCTACTTCTTTCCATTGCCCATCAACATGTAACATGTCTTTACCGTTTATAGTTTTGCGCTCGTAAGTTATTCCGTTGTATTTAACGTGATCATCTCCATAAGATAATTTACCAGTTCTCATGTCTGTAGCATGTCTCATCTCATGGTTAATAACCTCACGCTCCATAGAACTACCTTGTGGTATTTGATCGCTTATGTATATTGAGCCGTCCATGTTAGCTTCACCCATAACTCCAGGCTCTAGCGGCTTTCTAATAACAGGTGTTCCAGGTACTGATATATCCGCATCACCGGCTTCTTGACCAAACCTCATTTTTTTTGAAAGCTTGCCGCCTGACGCTATTGGTGTTTCACCTTTACCTAGTTTAAATCCCATTATCTATCTTTATCTTTAATCATATCATCAATAGCTTTATTATAGACCTTATCAGTATATGACTTGTTGTTGTAGAATACACTTCTTTCAGATGTTGGCATATCTTCTTCGCCAAGTAATATCCTGTATATTCTACTTATTAACTGACTGCATTTAAACGATGTTTTAAATACTGAGTATTTTATCGTTGTTCTATTCCTGTGTCTCCACACTTCAATCCAGCCTAACTTTCTTAGTTTATCCCACCGAGTTTTATCCCAGCTCATGGTATAAGTACCATCTATAAATTCTTGTCTAGTAAACCGTTTTTGACAATCTAAAAATATTAGCAGTTCAAGATCGGCGTCTGTTAACCCGTAAGTCTTACAAGCCCACTTTCTAGTGAGCCTGTAATACTTTAGGATTTGTAATTCACGTAAATCGTGAGATGTTAATCTCATTTACTACGCTTCAGCAGTTATAGTGTTAGCACAGCCAGTTATAAACGGGCTAGCAAATACTGAGTTTGAAGCATCGCATATTGAAATCATCGGTTTGTCAATATTTCTAGCAGCAGTTATAGCGGCTGTAATATCAGCAATAACTTCTTTTTGCTTATTCGCTGTTATTGTAAGTAGAACGCTATCAGCAGTAAAAGTATCGTCATCAGCACTATTACCATAACCTAGCATTGCTTTAAATTCAATAAGTAGCTGTGTAGTAGTACCATCTGCTCTAAAACCTTTTAATCTACTTAAAGGAACGCACATAGCATCGCCCGCGGCGTTAAACAAGCCGTCTGTTTCCTCCATGAAGTATAAATATTTTTCTTTTATCATTTTTTTGTATTTTAAGTGTTAATAATTAATTAGGCTTCAGCCGTTACTGTGATTGTACATCCTGTAATGTGCGCACTTGCGTACACTGAATTTGAGTCATCTGCTACAACAATAAATCCATCGGAATGAGTTCCGTGTATTAGATTTAATATGTCTTCCATAACTTCTTTGTGCTTGTTGTCAGCTATTGCTAGCTCTACACTATCAGCAACAAATGTGTTGTCATCATGTGCTCCTGAATAACCAATCATTGGATCAAACTCCATCGTTAGCTCGTTAACAGCCGCAGACCCAGATACGTTTCTAAATCCTTTAAATCTTTCAACTGGTATAGCTACACAGTCGTTAGCCGCATCAAACGCACCGTCTGTTTCCTCCATAAAATATAACACTCTACCTGTTAGGTGTCCTTGAAATTCTTGCATAATTTTTCTTTTTTGTTAATTAATAATTTGTTTATTGTTTTAAGTTTAAGGATTTTGGTTTATGGTTTAGGTTTAATCAATTAATACCACGTCACGTGATTGTATGACTTGGTATAATTTATCGTTATACTGAACTCCGTGTCCAGCGTGTTTATCGTAGTAAACTACGTCTTTGTCTTCTATTCCTTCAACTAAGTTGCCAGTTGAAATAACATTAGCTTTTATATACCTGTTATCTTCATCGATGTCTTCTGTTAATATTAGACCCGCGACTTTCTTAGGCTCAGCTTTTATGTTTTCTACTATTATGTAATTATTTACTGCTTTCATCAATTCTAATATTTGAAATTACACAATCGGCAGATATAATAGTAGTTACAACAGATACCGCATTTTTAAGCGCAGACTTAGTTACAAGCACAGGATCAATAACGCCTTCTTCAATCATGTTAGCTTCTTTGCCAGTTACTACGTTTACACCAATACCATCACCTTCTGGATAACCTACGGTTTCAAAGCCAGCATTTGCTAGTATAGTTTTAAAAGGAGCTTTAATAGACTCTAATAAAATTCTTTCACCCGCATTGTCGGGTTCGATTTTTTTAGAAGCATTAAGGAGTGCAACTCCGCCCCCTGGTACTATACCTTCTTTTAGTGCTGCTTTAGTCGCGTATATTGCGTCTTCAACCCTATCCTTCTTTTCTTTGAGCTCGACTTTAGAGTCAGCACCCACTTTGATGATACCAACTGAACCCGATAGCATAGACAATCTTTGCTCCAGCTTTTTCTTAAAGAAACCATTTTTTTCATCTGCTACTAATTTTGATACTTGATCTATTCTTTCTGTCACATCTTCACTTAAATCTTCTATAGTAGTTATAACAGTATTTTTATCATCTGTAATAGCATATTCAGCTTCACCAAGCATTTCTACTGTTATAGCGTCTAGATCGTCTCCTAGTTCTTCATTCATAACTGTAGCTCCTGTAAGTACGGCTAAGTCTTCACACGTGTCTTTTTTAGTAGGGCCAAAGCCTGGAAGATCTACAATGTTTACTTTTATGTTTCCTTTCACCTTGTTCATTAAAAGCGCCGATTTTACTTGCTGAGCAACAGGTGCTACAATAAGTAAAGCTCGGTTGTTCTTAATAGCATATTCTAATACTGTCTGTATTTTACGTATGTTCGGTATCTCAGACATACATATTAATACTAGTGGATCTTCAAGCTCACACTTCTGCTTGTCAGTGTTAGTTACAAAGTGAGGTGATGTAAGTCCACAGTCAAACTGAACACCATCAACAACCTCAACGTAAGTCTCTTCGCTTTCAGAAGTTTCCATAAGAACAACACCATCTTTTCCTACAGACATATAAGCTTCTGCTATAATCAAACCTAGCTCAATATCGTTGTTACAACTAATCGCAGCAACATTATTAAGCATGTTATCATCAACGTCCACTTTAACAGTGTCTAAATAGTCGTTAATTTTAATTAAACCAGATTTAATACCTTGTTTAATTTCTCTAACTGTAGCTTGTTTGGATGAGTTTACTTTTTGTAGTAGTGATTCAGCTAGTACTGTGGCTGTTGTAGTTCCATCACCAGCCTCTCTAACTGTATTTCGGGCTGCTTCCTTGATTAAGGTTGCCCCCATGTTTTCAACCGGGTCATATAAGACTACGCTTTCCGCAACGGTTACACCATCTTTTGTTATGACCGGATTTCCTCGTGCGTCTTCGTAAATAACGCATTTTCCGGAAGCTCCTAAGGTTGATTTTACGGCTTTTGCTAGCTTCTCAACGCCAGCAACCACTTTTTTCTTGGCATTTTCGCCAAAAGTAAGATCTTTGATGATCTCACTAGGTAGATTATACTCCATTATTTGATTAAATTAAATTAAAATACGATTATTTGAACGTTTTAACGACTTTTGGTCCTTTTGTAGCTTCTATTTTTTTAGTAAAATGCTCAACTGAACCGTCGATAGCTTGTTCTGCACCTTCTAGCGTCTCTCGACGTGTAACATCGTGCCAGTTATCGTTTTCAGGGTTTGAAACCTCTGTTTGATAATAACCGTTTGGCAGTTGTGTTATCCTCCAGTTCTCTTTGTTAGATAAATGCTGCCATTGCTTCTTGGTTTTATCGTTTACTTTCATTTCACCACCAGTTGTACTAGTAGTCTGGTAATATAGGTACGTCATTTTAATTTGGTTTTAGGTTAATATTAATTTACGATGTATATAGTTACTTATTTCTTTTCTTTTTTAGTACCTTTACCATCGTTACCACGATTTGCCTTAACAGACTTAAACTTACTGTCTTTGTGGTCGTAGTCTTTGCCTTTAATATTCTTACCAGCTTTTATTGCTGAACGACGCTTACGCTGATTCTCTGCTTTTTTCTTACGTCTAGCAGGTGTCATAGCCGTCTTTTTATCACGAATAGCTTTTTGACGCTTAGCGGTAGCTGTTAGTTTTTGTTTTGCCATAACTAGATTATTACATAGTAAGACAATATAGTTAAAAGTGTGACACAAGCTAGTTACTATATAACCTTAATAGGCTCTTGTCACTATTTTCGTATTATAAATATAGGGGTATAGTGTTGCCCCTACTATGTCATGACATAATGTCATATCAAAAGTCGTTTTGTTAAGGCCCACGGGCCCCCACTTTCACAATTTTCGTTACGATTTTTCACGTTTTACTTTTTGTTGCAAAGTTAATACGACTATTATTGGATAATATAAATGTAAATAAAATATATATAAACACTTTAAATTAAATAAACTATGTCAAATTTAACTACTAAAAGATTCGTAATTCGCAAATCATTAATCGGTAACAATACAATCATTACATTCACTAACAAGAAAAATGATACAATCACTTACAATCATGATGATATTTACTCTGAATTTCAAGAAAGATTTGAAACTATGGACTGCTTCCAGAAGTATGGTAACTATACTAACAGTAATAACATACCTGCGTTCGCTCGACACTTACAAATCAAGTAATACTGATGAGACTTCAATAGTCGAAACTACTTCGGTAGTCTATTACAAACTTAAATTAAATTACTATGCAAATTACAAATCGCAAAACTGGTAAAGACGTAACTAAATACGTTCTACTATATCTCGAAAACAAAATTACTCTTGTTGAATATCATAAAGCAATTGGAATTACAAAATAAATACGAGATATATTGGATAATATAAATGAATATAAAAACTAAATAATTAAATTATGAATTACAAAACTCTTTACATCACTGGATTTCAAAACCTAAAAAACTTAATTAATAAATTAAATAATGATTCCACTATAATTGATTACACTTATGAATGTGAATCTCGAGGTGAATCTGATGACACTCATGAATACTTTGTACAAATAATTAAATAACTAAATATGGAAATTATACATGATATTACAATACTAATTATACTTGGAATTACTTTACAATTTATTGAAAGTGTAATTGTACACAAAGAGGAGTAGTGGTATACCTCAACACTAAAATTATCACATAAACAAATTATATACTTTTAAAAACTAGAAAATATGTCTAAATACAACAAGAAAAATACTACAATATTACAAGTAAGTTTCATTACATTTCAAATTACAATGTTTGTATTACTACATATCTTGACAAACTAAATACGACTTATTCTGGATAATATATATGAGTTTAATAAATAATAATAATATAAATTAAATTCTTTAAATAAAATAAAATAAATAATAATCTTTAAAAAAATAAATATTTTGAAAACTATAAAAAATAATTCTTCAACAAATATAATTAAATTAAATAATCAAACTTATATTCCATTTCAATTACACCAACTTCCAAAATATTATAATGAAATATCTTTATCAGAACAATTTAATTTAAAAGGTTATACTTATATAAATATAAATTCTTTAAAATCTTATAATATTGATACTCATTCTTTAAACAAAGATTTAAACTATAAATTAAAAAGATAACAAATTAAATACGAACAAGTATGGATAATATAAATGAATCTAATAAATAAAAATAATATGTCAAAATTAACGGAACAAAAAATAATAGATAAGGTCGTAGATGAAACAGTCGATACAATAATAGATAA